CTGTTGAAGTAAAGCTTCGTTTCCTAGGTACTTTAATCCAGGACGGTCAATAAGCATTTGGGCAATACGGGAAGTGTCATCTATACGCTTAGTTATTTGCATACCCGTTTGATTACTAGAAGGAGGGTCGTTTACATCCTTAGTAATATAGGGTTTATCGCTTCCATAACGAAGACTTTTAAGGTCTGTCTGGAGATTTAATAGTCCGTTTGCCATTTATTTTTTATCCTGGTAGGTTATTCATATAAGGAAGTCCTTGTCCTGATGGAGACACTATTGGTACTTGTCCGTCTAAGTCTAAACTAGAAGGTGATTGATCAATCGCTGGTGTGTTATTGATTGATGATTGATTGTGTAGTGTTGAATTTGGATTAGCACTTGGTATAGTTGCTGGGGTTGTTCCCTGTAATCCTAAGTTCGATGATGGTAATAAGTCTAATAGTCCCATATTAATTGTTTTAATTTATTATAAATAGTTTATTTATGAAGATTTATAACTTCCGAGTACTTGTGCTCTACCGACTTTGTTAGTGTCTAAGTATACGTTTCCTCCTGCTTTTACTACTGCTATAAGTTCTGTTAATTTAGCTTCTACTGCTGCCATGGATCCTTCTTCTGATTTTCCTTTAGCTTCTCCTACACTATCTCCTCCGCCAAATATTGCTGCTACTCCACCTGCTACTGCTGCTAGTCCTGTTACGGCTATTAATGCCGGTATTGCCATTGGTCCTGCAATTGCGATAGCTGCAAGTCCTGCTGCTATTCCAAATAACGCCGGCCCTAGTAACATCATTGGTAGTATATTTTCCATTGTAACTGCTCCCATCATTGTTACAAACCCCTCTGCTACTGCTCCTACTAGTGTTGCTAGTCCTGCAAAAACTGCTGTAACTACTGTTCCGAATGCTTCAATTCCTGGTGCTGCTAAGTTAAGTGCTGCTCCTAATGCAAGTGCCCCTACTGCTACTGCTGCTAATCCTATTAACCCATAGCCTGTCATCATAGATTCCCCAAATGCCTCTAATCCTTTTCCTAGTACCTCCAATCCCATTGATATAGGCTTAGCAGTTGCTGCTAGTAAAAGTCCTGCTGCTATACCCGGTATCATTGCAATCAACCCTATTGAAGTTGTTATTAATCCCAACGCTCCTAGAAGTACAGTTCCTTTACCCATTTCCGATATACCTGTTCCTAAACCTATTAAAGATTCTTTAAGCTTCTCTCCATCTATCTGCTCAATTAACTTTGCTCCTAATACTCCAGGTATCATCGCTATAAGACCTATAGAGGACGGTATTAAATTAACTGCTCCAAAAAGTACTTCCATGTTTCCGAAAGCTTTTATACCTTCGGCTATATTTTGCATTTTCTCTTTGAACTTTTCCCCTGTTCCTGAGCTGGATGCTTTATCTGTTGCTCCGGATACATCTTGAGCTTTATCAGCGATAAGGTCTTTTGTCTTATCTCCTCCTGCTCCTTTAAATCCTCCTACTAATTTATCTTTCAGTCCTCCTAAACCATCTTTCAATCCTCCTCCTTTGAACAAACCTGTTAGACCTGATAGTGCTTTTGCCCCTAACTGGTACATTGATCCAAAAGCTTTCCCTACTCCTGATACTGCTACTCCTAAAAAGTTAGCTGCTACTACTGCTAGTAATATTGCTTTCCCTATAGGGTTTCCTACTACCATTGCAATAAGTTTTGCTACAGGTGTTATAACGAACATTAAAGCATCTACTAAGTTAACAACTACGTCTAAGACTGGTGCGAAAGCTTCTGCTAACTTTTGCATACCTACTTGCATCTTTTCTTGAACGTCCATTGCTTTTGACTGTTCTAGGGTAACTCCTCTTGCTTTGGCAATTTGCTCGTCAGTCATGTTCTTCATTGCCTCTTGCGTTAGTACGCTTTTAGCAAGTTGATCTCTAGACATACCCATTGCTTTAGCTAAGCTTTCTTGTTCAAGACGGTTCATGTTAGCGTACTCTACTGCTGATGCTCCGTTTTTACTTAGTTCGTTAGCTACTCCTTCTAAGTCGTTATTTAATGCAAGTTCTCTTGCTTTAGATAAATTTATATTTTTTCCAGTGAGTAACTGTGCTTCTAATTCTGCAGATATAGAATCTTCAAAATTAAGAAAGCTTCCTGCAATGTCGTCTAGTTCGTTTAAGCTTAACCCTAATCCCCTAGCTGCTACTGCAGCTGCTCCTATCTTTTTCTCACTATTCCCTAAAGAAGCTGTTATACTATCCGAGGCACTTAGTACGTCCTGTAAGACTACTCCGTGTGCTATTCCTGCTCGATTTGCACCATTAAATGCATTTACTGTATCGTAAATTCCCTGTCCTACCTGGTCTGCTGACTTACCTGTGGTTTGCATCAACATTCCCATTCTTCCTGCTTGTTCAGCTGAAAGTCCTAATAGGTTCTTAGCTTCTGCTATTTGTCCGATTTGGTCTGGAGTAAATACTAGTGTTGCAGAAACTCCCCACTGTTTTGTTAGTTCTGCTGCAGTTTCTAAAAACTGTGCTGATGTTGCTAATCTATCGTTAACTCCCGCAATAGATGTTTCGTATTGTCCGGTTAATCGTTGTACATCTACAGTTGCCTTATTTACCCTCATAAAGCCGCTCCAGATAGCACCTATCATTGCTAAAGGATCAAAAAGACCTTCAAGTAACTGCTTACCTACCATTTTACCTGCAATTCCCATAGTCTGGAATTTGCTAGCACCATTTGCAGCTGCTTTTCTCATCTCCTGATCAATCTCATCTGCTTTTAAGAATTGACCTATTCCTGGTATTTTACCTAAAGCCGATACAAGTTTACCTGTGAGCCCTACTTTCTTTTCTATGCTTATAAGAGATTGCCTATCTGCTTCAAGAATCCGTTCTTGTAAATCTAAAGCTGCTTGAGCATCACCAAAGGCTTTCTCCTGCTGCTTTGTCATCTTCTTACCTATATCCTCTGCTAACTGCTTTGTGTAAGCGTATTTTCTTTCTAATTCTAATTTCCTTTCTGCAATTGTTTGTAATTGCTTTTCTAAATTTTTAGAAGTAGTTAATCCTTGAGAAATTCTATAATGATTTTTTACTAAGTCTTCAGAAGTCTTAGCTGCTGCTGCCATTGCTCGTGTGAAGTCTTTTGTTGCAACCGTCATAACAGTGGCATCTACTCCGTCAAATGCAGATTCAACAGCTTGTTTAAACACTTCTCCTAGATTAGCAGATACTGATTTAAGTGTATCTTCTATGTAGGTTGCTGTATCCTGTACGTCTTTTTGCGATTGTTTATTTAACGCCATTAATGGAGATTTTATTATAAATAGCTAAAGCTCCTATTATCTAGGAGCCTTTGTACTATAGTCTGGTGCTTTTATATGCCCGTTTTGTAATACTGATGTCTTACCGGACTGTTGTTGCTGTTGTTGATTTTGTTTTTGATAATGCTCTACCATAGTTCTATGAATATACTTTCTTAACCAAATTGGAAATTCGTATACTGATTCAAAAGAATAACCTCCTTGTCCATTAAAAACTATGTCATGTAGTTGTGCAAAAAGTCCGGCTCTATAATCCGGAGTCAGGCCAAAGAAAGCTAACCCCAATTGGGATATCAACCCCTCCTTCAGGTCCGTCTTCTGGGAAGAATTTTAAATCAATATCTGGTTGTACTTGTCTAACATGTTCTCTAAATGCTCTAGAGTCTCTTGCTAATAAGTAGTTATCTACAAAATCTCTAATTGCTTTAGGTGTTGAATCTCCCTCTACTGAAGTAATCATTCTTTTTAATCTTGTTGAAAGTTCAGGAGAAGCATCTTTTGTTAGTTTCTTTAATCCTTTTACTTCTTGATCAATAATTTGCTCATCTGCATGAGTAAGTAATTTAAAAGTAACAGATGTTCCTGATGCTGGCATTGTAAATGCAAACTCATTCTTACCTCCTTTTAAAGCGTCGTAGTTAATCTCTTTAGGTTTTAATTCTGCAAGATCGATTACTTCTTTTCGTCCTTTGTATTCAAATTCATAATCTTTTCCGTACCCTAATACTCTAGAAGCAATTAAGATTGCATTCTTATCCCCTACTAAAAGATCTCCATAGTTAATTGGAGTTATAATAAGAGACTGTAGTAATTTATCAATAACTACTCCTTGTTGGATATAATTTTGATTTGTTAGAATATCTTCTTCACGAGCTGTCATGTATTTCATTTCGATCTTACCTGATGCTAGTTCAGAATCTTTTGGATAAAGTAATCCTTTTGATGGCAATTCTACCATTTCGGTAGGAAATTTTTGCTTTTGTTCCATAAATTTTATTTGTTAGTAACTTTTTCTATATATAAATATACGAATAAAACTTTTTTAAAACAACAAAGCCTGACTATTGCCAGGCTTGTTAATTTTTATTTTAATGTTATTAGTAATTTAATACACAATAATCCATTGCTACTTCTATTGCTATTTCTACTACTCCGTCAGCAGAAGTCCAGTCAAATTGTCCAAAATCTCCTTTTATTAAGAAAGCTCCTTTAATAATCCACTCCCCTACGATATCTCCTACAGGACCTAGAATGTTTAAAGTTAAATCTTTCTTATAGAAATCTGAATATCCAGCTCTACCTGTTACTGATTCGTATCCTAAACGAGCCCACTCCATTACAGCTTGTGCTCCAGAAGGAGTAATTGGTGAATATAAGGTCATAGCCATATTTTCCCAGTTTCTTTTTCCTCTTATTTTTCTGTAAGAGTTTATGTGATCAAGTTTGATCTCATTGTCTGAGAAGGTAGGTGCTTTTACGTTTTTAATCATAAAAGCTGGGATATTGTCTATATACATTACGAACCTGTGCTGAACCATTGGTTCGAAGGCTCTGAACATTATTTCGTTTGGATCTAATACTGCCATTTTATTGTTTACTTATTTAATTATAAATATCTGTGTTTCTAAATATTATACAAACGTTGCTCCTGTTGGTTCAATTGTGAAGTCTAATACTACGAATTCAATTGTTTTAGCTGGTTGAATGTAGATTTGTCCTA